CCCCGGCGCTGATAATCGCGCCACCTTGCGCCGATGCCGCGTTGATAGCGTCAGCGACCGCGCGGCCAGTAGCGGCAGGGTCGGTAATCACGCCGTTGACGTTGACGATGGTCGTCATGCCCAACGTGTCTTTCAGCAAACCACGATTCAGCGCCTCGGTAATGTCAACGCCTGGCATGCTGCCGGTCGCGATAAACCCGCCTTCCGCCGTGGTACGTCCGGTCAGCCCGAGCGTAGCGGCCTCCGCAAATGCGGCCAGCCCACTCGCCGTTTGTACGGTCATGTTCGGCCCACCAACGTCGCGCCAGAGCTGCTTCGTCAGATCGAAGATAGACTTGTTGCTCGCGTCAGCGGCGTCCTTGAGCCTTTTTGCTTGAGCGGTCAACCCCTTCATAACGTCGTCAATGATGCTGGCAACGTCGACGCCGTAGAGCTGCGCGATCTGGTCGGCGACGGAGAGCGCCTCGGCTAGAATCTTTTCTTGACTCGCCTTGACCTCGGCGACCGCCTTCTCGCCGCCGTTCATGTACGCCTGCACCTGGTCGACGAGGAACTGGTCGTTGATGGCCTTCATTTGTTCGGCCATCGTCATTGTGTGCTCTGCTGCATTTTTAGAGCTTGCGATGATGTTGTTTCCGACCTTCTTGAACTCAGGTTCAGTCATTTTTACCTTGCTGATCCAGTCGGGAACCCATCCGGCAACATTTTCGGCAGCGTCGATAAAGTCTGTAGCGGCAGCGTATCCCTTTGTCGCGCCAACCAGCAGACTTACGCCGATTTCGCCGGTCTGACCTCCTTGCGCCGCCATCGAAGCGCCGAAGTAGACGCCGAGCGCGCGCATGATTCCGCCCTGCTCCTTGAGCTGTGCGCCTGCCTTCTGAGATTCGGCTACAGTAACGCGCTGAGATTCGTTGAACTTGTCGAGAGCGTTTGATGCGGTCTTGAACGCATTTGTAAGCGCATCGACGCCTGTTGCGAACCCGTTAGCCCATGACTCGCCATTCTGCTCGATAAGTTTTGCGATGCTATTGGTAACGGCGTTGACTGGCTCGTAAAGAGCGGCGCCAAACTTAGCTGTTAGGTTTTCGACAGCAGCCTGCAACCGCCGTTGACTGTTCGCGAGACCGTCAGAAGTACGAGAGAAGTCACCTTGTGCGTTCTTCGTTTGCTGGAGAATCAGCGAATATGCAGCCTGCGCCTTGTTTGCTGCGTTGAGCTCCTCGCCAGTACGCATCAATCCGAGCCTCATGGCCTCTTGCTCGATAGCAGCCTGATTCAGATTGACGCCAAGTGTACGTAGCGGCTCTGCTTCACCAACCAGGCCAGCGCGGATCTTCTCTAGCGCTTCAGGCACGCCGCCTGCAAGGTTGTTGAACGATGCAAGGTCAGCGGCAAGTTGCACGATGCTCGTGCTCATGCCGGCTGATGCCTTCTGAGAGACGCCCATAGACGTTAGTAAGTTGCCGAACGTCCCAAGATATTCGTTCGTGACGCGAGTCGATAGACCAAACGCATCAGCAGAACGCGCCGAGAAGTCCTCCAGAGCTGCCGCCTGGTCTCCAAACACAACGCGCAACTTAGACAGTGACTCCGATGCGTCTGACGCTGCCATGACAGCATTACGCCCAAACCCGATAATTGCCTGTGTAACTTGAACGGATGCAAATGCAGCGCCAGCTGCAAATACCGCAGATTTCAACCCACCAAATGACGAAGTGACGCCGTTGATTGTCGGCGTAGCACGGTCGTCAGCGGTTACGGTGATCTTGACCTCGTTAGCCATCGCGATCTCCGAAGTAGCCGCTCGTTGATAGGATGCCGTGCATCCTCAGAACCCAAACCGGCTGATCCATGACGGCGCCCTGCTCAGGGAGCGACGAGTAGGATTGGCATAACCCGTAGATCATTTCGGCCTCTGCCAACTCTATCGGCTTGTACACCGTCGAACCGTCCGTCCGCGTGCCGCCTCCGACGTGTCTCCACTCCGCGAGGCGGCGTGCTAGTTTCCCGATCGCCCTCCCACCGCATCCGTCCAGGCAGAGAAGATCGCGTTCGCAGCTGCTACCGGAATCTGAGACAGACCTTCTCCGGTAGCAGGGACCGCCTCGCCGCGCTTGCTAATGTCCCACTCCACGAGAACCGCGTCGCCGAACATCATGTAAGCCTCGACGATCTTCTCCATATCTCCGTCCTGTGCAGCGTTCCACATGCGCTGCATCTTCGCGAAGTCGCGGATGCTCATATCGAGCGAGCACTTGACCGTCGCGCCAGCGAGAACCGTACCTTCGGCAAACTCTAGCGCGACGGTCGTGCCACCTACTTCAAACATGTTCCCCTCCTCGTGTTACTAGACAGTCGTCCACGACGGCGACGTGCCGCTCTGGAGCTGGAGGCCAGCCGTCCAGGTCAGCGTGCCATCGTTGCCGCGCGTGATGTTGTATGAGTCGACCAAGCACTCCATCGACAGGACGGGATTGCCGCCAGTGTTGCCGCCGATGGCATAGGTGACCGTCCGCGTGCCCGTACGGGTCGAGAACACGCTGTGCGCCTGATTCGAGGCTGCGTTGAACACGCCCGAGACCGCGAACGAACCATCCGCCAGCCCGATGAGCCGCTCCATCGCGCTCTTGTCGAGGCCGGTGATGTCGATCAGGTTCTGCCCGACGTTCACGCCGAGATTGGTGACGTCGTTTGAGATGTCCTTCAGCGCGCCGGCGCTGTTGTCCACCGCGAAGTAGTCGCCGAGACCGCTCTGCTTTGCCATCTTGAACTCCTAAACTAGAGTCGGGCGAACCCGACAACGAACACGAGATTGGTAAACGTGCCGGTCGTAACCACGCGGACGTAACGGTTGACGGTGCCGGTGACGGCCACGCGCTCCGAGGTCTGCGCGGTTACTGCGGTGAACGTGATGAGGTCGGCCCAGGTGCTGTTGTTGGTCGAGCTCTGAACCTTGACCGTGGCGGTGCCGGAGTCGATCGAGACCGCCTGCAAGTACCCGACCGCGCCGTCGCTGGTGCCAGCCGTCTGGTCGACACTGGTGCTGTCCGTGGCGCTTGCGTCCGTCTGCTTCGGCCCGGTCGTCAGCAGCACGCCGAAGTCGAGCTGCTGGCCTGCGGTGCCCTGGTACTCGGCAACGGTCGCAATCGCGCTCCCAGGCGCCCTGGTGACGTTGTAGCTGGCCTGCTTTGCATTCATGCCGAGGCAGGCGTCGCCGAGCGCGGTGCCGAACCCGACGACGACGAGCTGGTCGGCGGTCGGCAGCTCGCCGCTGTTGCTCGTCCATACCGCATGGTCGCTGCTTTGCTCGAACCAGCCATTGACCGAGACCGTGCCATCAGACAGGCCAGCGATACGCGCGACCGCGTCATTATCGAGCGCGGTCACGTCGAGCATTGCCTGTGAATAGCCCATGTTGTTGAGCGCGTTTGCATCGCCACTCAGGTCATACCCTGCGGCGTACAGCCGGACGCCGAGACCGCTCTGCTTCGCCATCTGTTACTCCTTACGGTGTAATCGTGCTCTCGGCGTAGATGTTGACGTCGAACGGGATCGTGACCACGCGGAACACGTTGCCGCCGATCTCGATGTAGCCGAACGTCGCATCGCCAGGTCGCGAATCGGCAGCGTTGCCATTGAGCGCGGAGTCGGCCCGGAGCGCTGTCTTGATGCCGACCACGGCGTCCCACATTTCCGCCTCGATGGTCTCGCGCACGTTAGGCGATGACTGGACGCGCCAGTAGCAGCGGATGGTGAACTCCGCCACGGTCGACGAGTCGCCGAGCGTCGTGAAGTCCTCGCGGTGCTGCGAAAGCCAGAACGCCGCCATCGGCGTTGTCGGCACGCTGAGCGGCTCGCCGATGTAGACCATCGTGAACGTCGGATTCGTCACGCTGGACAGCGCCGTGTCGATGGCAGTGATGACGCCTGCCCTGCTCACGTCAGCGCCCTCTTGATAGCCGCGCCCATGATCTGCTCAATGCGGCGCCGGTTGCCGTTCCACTTGCGCCACGTTTCCTCGAACATGTGATATCCGGGGAACCGCGTCTGGACGCCGCGCCGCTTGCCGGTCTCCACCCAGTACACATACTTGACCGGCTCGCCGGTGAGCGCGCCTGAGCGGACCTCGAAGCCGAGATCGGAGAATTGTCGCGCCGCGATGCTGCCGCGCAGCCGGCCAGTCCTCCAGCCGTGGCCCTGGTAGAGCTGGTCTTGAACGTCGGCGCTGATCTCAGCGGAGACGTCGAACATGCCAGCGCGGACGGCGTCCTTGATGCGTCCTGAGACGTTCGGCGCGAACAGCGGCCCGGAGACGGTAATAGTCGTCACTAGAACACCAGCCCGCCGGCGTGCATGTAAGTCTTGTAGTGATTGAGCAGAGAAAGCGCGTCTTGAATCTCGCCCGCTGCCCGCGTCGTAACACCCTGCTCGGTCGTGCCAACAGTTTCGACGATGCCCATGTCGCGGCTTCGGTATTGCGTGCGCGCGATTTCCATGCAGGCAATCGTTACGTCGTTCGGATACTCGATGTGGTAGATGGTCGTCGCGGTCAGGTGCGTTGCAGCCGTCGTGCCGTTCACACCACGGATAACGGTCAGCGTCTTGTTATTGGGGGAGACCGCCGTCACGTACATTTGCTCGCTGTCGACCTTGATGGTGACGCCAGGAGCCAGCGTGCCGATCAGCGTTACGACGATGCTGGTGCTCGTGGTCGAGCTCACGGCTCCGTCGAGTGAACCGTTCGTGTGCGACCGATCATCCCACCCCCAGGTACCAGTAATCGAGAGCACCTGCTGACCAGCGCCGAGCGCCTTCGTCGTGTTCTCGGTGAGCTTAAGCCGGAACTTAGGGATGTTGTTGTACGGCTCGAGGATGTAGTCGTTAGCCAGGCCAGCCGTCAGCGTCTGGCTCGTCGTGCGCGCCGAGTCAGCGTATGCCGTGACCGTCGTCGCGGAGATGATCCAGCGGTCGAGCGGCACGACGGACGCGCGGTATTCAGAAGTCGCGATGCCAACGTCGCGCATGTAGTAGCGCGGGTCATAGCGCAGGTCGCCGGAGCCGAGGTCGTAGAGCCTCGTCTCGACGGTCGGCCCGAAGCCATCTCCAACGTAATCGTCAATCACACGAGACGAGTGCTCAAGAATCTTGAGCATCACGTCGCTGTCAGCCGACCAGCCGCCAGAGTATGCGGAGCCGGCCAGGTATGCCCGGAACGTGTCGAGGTCGGCGTAGGAATGGTAGACGTGGAACGCTGTCACTTCGTCACCTCTGCCCTGAGCATCTTTTCCTCGTCACGCACGCCGGGAATCGCCCACCGTTTCCGTTGCTTGCCTGCTCGCCGGCGTCGGAGGGAAACGCCGGCGAGCAGGTCAGCGAGACGGAGCGGGAGGGGAACGCCCACGTCTGCCACTAGAACCGACGCCTGCGCTTAGACGTTGCAGGAGCCGAT